GGAGCTTAGCTACTACCTTAGCGCGACTTACCGTTCCTGTCGCATCATAGCTTGCAGTAAATTCCAGCATATTGGAGGGTTCGATTCCTCCAAAAAAGTGTCGGTTTTTACCAAAGATCAAATCTTCTTCTGCCATTTTGATTTTTCTCCTTTCATTATGCGTAGGTTACAGTTGAGTTAATCAAAGTTCCTTCGTCGTTGAACTCCTTGACCATTCTAGCAAGCTCTCCGCCTTCGGAACTTCGCAAAACTGTAGTCACAGTGAGGAAGTTATTGGTGAATGTCTTTGTCAGCGTTCTGTTGGTGCTGTCCGTAGACACAATCACCGTGCCGTCCTCATTGAATTCTTTTGAACCATCAACAAAACCGGTCAGCAGAATCCGTTCCATTTCTTCCTGATCGATTTGAAGTTGGAGGTTCGCCGCAACATCTCCGCTGAGTTCGGTCTTCAAAGATTCAAACCAACTGAGAAACGTCTGCTGCATCGATTGAATCCACTCTTCCTCATTGGACATTTGTGTCGTAGCCCAATTTGTAAAAGTAGTTTCCTGTTCCGAGATCCAGGTTAAATATTCCTGCTTGCGTTCATCGGACCAGTCCTCATAATCCTGCTCCTGCAACGCCTGCCAATTATTAAACTCCGTTCTCTTATTGTTGCTCCATTCAGTAAAGTCTTTCTCTTCACGGCTGACAAACTGATCCAGTTCATCCTGCCACTGTCCGAGCAATTCATCTAAACTGATCGTTTGAAGAATACCGGTGACAAACGGTGTTTCCTCCGTTCCAACCATATTGGTGATGTCAGCTTGATTGATGACTGTCGTACCAAACTTCCTGTAAATATAACAAAGAGCATACTGATGTACGCCTCCTTCGTTCTCAAGGGTCGGCCGCACTGGTATGCTAGATGGAGTGCCTGTTACAAATTTAATGCTGTTTGCTCGCACAGACTCCATAGCATTTATTTCAAGTACAACAGCGTCAATCCGGTCCAGCAGAACTTCTGCCTCAGGAGCTTCCAACGGCAAAATACTGTCGTTAAGCGTCCAGGTATGGTCAAACCACGCCCGTCCAATGCCAACATTTACAGTCAATCCGCCGGCAGCCCTTACAGCAAACGCCGTTCCGATAGAAGCAAATATCCCATCAACAATCAAACCGTCAAAAATGCTCGACATCTGAGCAGAATCGTATTTGCGATCGCCGTTCAATGAGTTATAGAATCCATAGGTTACGCTCATTTAACTTATCCCTCCTTTGAAATCGTTTTAAATGTCGGATAAATGGACAATCCTTCATCGCTGTTCGAAATAATCAGCTCCGAAATATAAGCGGAATTTTCGTTTCCATATTCATTAGCAATCTGAACAATATCGCCAATGAAAAAGTCCTCGCCATATTTAAAAAGCCTTGTAACCTCGACCTCGCCTTCAAATGCGGTAGTAATCATGTGGTCGGCAAGGTTTTTTAAACCTTTTGTCCGAAGCTGTGCAATATACTCAGCGTCAGAAAGCGTCCCATCCTCCGTATCAGACGAAATATCTCGAGCATCCGTAAAAAGTTCACGGCGGTCAAGTCCTGAAGCAGAACCGACCACCGTTGTCTTTCTCGATGCGCCTTCGCCTTCTCCAGCAACCAGCGTCACATTCCGATAACCGGCTTTGGACGAGAAGTAGTTGCTGTTGATGATGTTCTCAAAGTTGGGAGAAAATACTACATACGGATTTTCCGTCTGGTCATAGGAGCGGTCAGCGCCGGCATAGAGGCTGAACGCAAACTGGTTATCGTCTGTCAGCACAATCTTGAAACCGATATTATTTTCCTCACACAAGCCTTTAATAACTGTATAGAGATCGTCTCCGGTATACTGGTTATCGATGGTAAGACTTGTGATTTTGCTGTCCGTAGACGGTACAAATATAAAATTTGCTATCTTGCGGTCAGCAACTGAAGGGGAAATAATGTTTTCATTGAGCATCGTCTGAATGGCATTTTGAAGATTTCCGCTGAAAATGCGTTGCCCCCAAATAATCCGCCTTTCAAGAATGCTTTCCAAAGATCTCCCGGTAACAATAAGCCGGTTTCCTTCCTCTGTATCAGCATCGATCTTGATGTCTTCGATAATCATGCTGTGCTCGGAGTCCTTTAGCCATAGATAATAATCCTCTTTGATGTATTCCAGCAAGCTTTCATCCATCGCAAAGTATATCTCGAAATCTCCGTATGCGTTGTATCGGTCAGTCCAGATCATTGATTCATAAGTATCGATGACGGCTATGGATTCAAAATCTGCGTTTAATACGAATAATTCCATAGTTTACACCCCTTCATAGATAACTTGATTTTCAATTCTGAACTGAAGATTCGTGACCCCTGTCTCCGCTGTAAATGCGAAGATGTTATCTCCCTTTGACAATGTAAACCAATCGGTATTCTTATCCAGGCAATTGAGAATGTTGTACGATGCGCCTTCCCGTACCAATGTAATACTCTTTTCGCCCTTTGTGGTATTGATGACGATATCATCGCTTGCAACCAATCCTTTACCGGTTAGTTTTTCAAGCTTTGTCGTATTAATCATCATAACCTCTCTGGTTTCGGTATTATAAATATTGATATTGGTGGCGGGACCTATTGCATGGATATAAATAACCACACCGATTTCGGAATCGCCGTAATAGGTAATAACACCCTCCGTCTTAATTTGGATTTCGCCAAATATAAGCAGCGGATCTGTTAAAGATTCGTTTGAAAACGGAAACTCAAACATGGGGTCGATTGTATAAAAGTCGGTCACATTGTTTCCATCCTCGCCAGCCGAATAAAAATATGGATCTGGACAGATAATGGAAATTTGCGTACCTTCCTGAGAACTGAAAATGTCAGGCTCATTAGATTCCACATAGCCTTTGATTTTCACATAACGGTTGTCTGTTTCAATTACAATCTCAACGCTCTTTTTTGCAGGGAAATATTTGTAGGACTTCTGTCGGATATCCTCGATGGTCTCCCCGTAAACGGTGTCTACGAACGCCAATTGAAACACGATATTTCTCTGGCTCAGTCTGGCAGAGTTAAACATGGAACCGTCATTGGTAACAACTTCGGTCGTGTTTACATTTGCCTTGACTGGGCCTAAACCAGTAACAGACTTGATGAGGAAGCCCGAAACCTCAGGCTTCCCCAACTCAAGCTTAACCCTATCACCCAAGTAATTGGTGATAGCGAATGAATAGATCATGTTTCCACCAATCCTTTCAGTGCCGAGAACTGATTCTTCGTCTGACGGTAGATTTCAATCCTCGACAGCGCCTTAGGTGAATGGTTGTTTTGTGTGAACGTGTAATTGTTTCCGGCTACAGGTACAGAATCCCCATTTTGAACGGCAGCGGCAGCAGCACGCTCCATTCCGGAACTGATGCTCATTGCCTGGCTTCTGCTTAACAGTGAAGATAGTCTTCCTGCTCCCTCCTGCACCTGAGACAAATCGAGTACAGGACGAATCGTCGGCTGAGCGTCAATGCCGTCGTCAATAAATTCTCCAATTTTAGCAACTGCATTCCGAAGCCCTTCTTTTGCAGACGCAGCCATCGAGGTACCAGCCTTATAGGATTTATCAGTATAGTCAATCAAGGAATTGACAAAGCCCAACCCAAAAAAGCTGCCAATCCGATAACCCACCTTGGAAGGCGAATTAATATCCAGCTCTGCTTCAGCAGCCCTTGCAGCAGCGCGAGCCATGGCTCTTGCTCTTGCCTCAGCATACCAGGTATATTCATCAATACCATTTGCAAAGCCTTCCACCAGATATACGCCAGCATTATAGAAATCCGTATATTTATCACGAATCGCCGTTAAGCAACCGTTGACAATAGATACGAACGCTTCCTTCGCAAACTGGTTCTTCGCACGGATTCCAGCAATTAAATTGGTCATGGTAGCTTGCCCAACCGAGTTGAAATCTTGAAATTTATTTCGAAGGGCAGTCAGGCATCCAGATATAATCACCACAAAGGCGGAACGAGCTGTAGAATCGCTGTTTCGTACACCGGATATGAAGTTGATCATCATGGTTCTTCCAATTGTTGTAAACTGAGGATACTGATTTGTAAATGCCGTGACAACACTGTTTATAAGGGAAGTAAACACACTGGTCAAATTCCCCTTTTGAGCGTTAGCGGCATTGATGAAGGTAGTAATCATAGTATTTGCCGCCGTCGTGACACGGGAATTCGCATTGGTAAACGCATTGATAAATCCGTCGATACCTGCGTTGCCAAGAGCTGTAAGGTTCTGAGCAAATCTGGACATACCGCTCGTATCAACATCTTTAATACCATTTGCCAAGTCCACAAGGTTACGAAATTCAACAACAATACTGCTAAGCTTAGAAGTGTCCACACTGCTTACACTGTTGTAGTAATTTGCAAAGGATTGACCAAAGGATACAAGCTGTTCACCAAATGTGGCTATATCGTTGTCGCCGGTAAACCAGCTTACAATACCGCCGCTGTTCGGAAGGTTGTTTGAAAGCTCTACCAATGCTTTTGCAGCGTTAGCGGAATTAGTAACAATATTGGCATCCAGTCCAGTCACCGCAAGAGAATAGTTCTTCATGGCAGTGCCAAAAGGAACTAACTGTTCTCCGAAGGTGGCAAGGTCGTTATCACCCGTAAAGAACGCCACAACGCCGCCTGTATTGGGAACTGTTTTTGCAAGCTCAACCAGTGCTTGACCTGCTGTTACGCTATTTTGAATTACATCAGCTTTCAATCCAGCCACCGCATCGGAAAAGTCCTTCATAGCTTTACCAAATGGAACAAGCTGCTCGCCGAAGTCCTCCATATCGTTTTCACCGGCAAAGAATCCGACAACACCGCCGCTGTTTGGTATCGTGCTTGCCATTTCGGCCATAGCTTTTCCTGCTGTAGCAGCTTCTGTTATTACGCTGGCATCCAATCCGGCAACCACATCAGCAAAGTCCTTCATAGCCTTACCGAACGGAATGAGTTGCTCGCCAAAAGTTTCCATATCATTCTCGCCGGCAAAGAAACCGAGAACGCCTCCGCTATTCGGAAGCGTAGCGGCCATTTCAGCCAATGTTTTGCCAGCAACCGCAGCGTTAGCAACAACCTCTCCATCGATACCTGCGATTTCATCTGAAAATTGCTTCATCGCCGTACCAAATGGCACCAGCTCTTCAGCAAATCCAGTAAGGGAAGAACCGCCTGTCAGCCAGGAAGTCAACCCTTCCAGAATATTCGCAGCGGTGAGAATAAGGATAGTTTCCGCCAAAGCCTTAACGCCATCCATCATAGACGGATCAATAGCAGCAGCGCCTTGAATAAACGGCTGAATATTGGTCATAAATCCAGACAGATCTGTTGCGATCTGTGGGAACTGACTGGATACGCCGCTCATAAATCCGCCGACAATGCCGCCGATAAACTTGCCGATAGCAGTACCAATTCCCTGAAGTAGATTTCCGCCTTCATTGATAAGCCAATCAAGGCCTGGGATTTGAGCCAAAGCACCGACAGCAGCGAGAACAAGAGCAAGCTCTGCAATAACTAAGCCCATGCCAAGCACGCCGACCATAGCTCCAGGAACCAATCCAGCGATCGCGCTAAGAGCCGCCATAATTGCAGCCAGCAAACCAATGCCAACGATACCTTGCAGCAATGTTTCCGTATCGATTCCTTTAAGCGCGTCTACAATCCCTGAGAAAAATGCCATCAACACATCAACTGCGGCCTGAATCAGACCAGGAAGATTATTTGCGACACCTTCCAGAACGGCGATAAGGAATTGGAAGATGGAATCTACAATAGATGGGGTATATGCTACCAACGCCTCCAAAACTCCAGCGACAAGCTTCAGCGCTCCGTCCGCAATTGCCGGAACGCATTCTACGAGAACATCAACCAGCATAAGGACAACCGCTTTGACCGCTTCGCCAATTGCGGGTGCACTATTAGCAATAACCTTGCAGAACTCCACAATGGCCTCGCCGATCTTAGCGACGATGGCAGGTATTAATCCGGCAACGCCAGTAATAATAACTGTAAGAGAAGCAACGATAGCAGTGGCTCCGGCCGTACCGGCTGCCGCAAGCGCAGTCAGACCAGTTGCTAAAGCAGCCAAACCAGCCCCTGCAAGGGCAAGTCCTGCACCAATTCCAAGCACAGATACGCCAATAAGTGCAAACGCTCCGCTTAGTCCAAGAATAGTAGGAACCAATGGAGTCAGCACAAGACCGGCAACGCCGATAACAGTAAAGGCTCCGGCCAGCGAAACCAAGCCCTTAGCAATCGATTCCCAACTCATAGCCCCTAAAATACTAAGCACCGGAGTCATAACAAGAAGCGCCGCTGCCGCAACAAGCATCGCCGCAGAACCGGCTAAGGTGCCTCTCATAGCGTTTAAACCGACCGCTAAAATAACCATAGCACCGCCAAGCGTTACAAGACCTTTTGCAATCTCTTCCCATGTAAGGGCGCCCATCTTTTCTAAAGCATCCGCTATGATAACAAGAGCCGCAGAAACTGCAATAAGACCAGTTCCAATTGCAATCATGTTTTTAGGCATAAGTTTGACTGCAATCGTTACCGCTGCCAAAGCTCCCGCTATAGCAACCAAGCCCTTTGCGATTTCTTCCCACTTCATACCGCCGAAATCATTCATAGCCGAGGCAAATACCTTCATAGCCGCAGCAATAGCAATTAAAGAGACGCCAGTAGAAAGAACATGTTTAGCATTGCCCGTCAGATTTGTAAAGGCCGTAATTTCAGCAAGAAGAACGCCAATAGATACAAGACCTTTTCCGATTTCATCCCACTTCATACCGCCGAAGTCTTCACAGGCGGAGGCCAACACCTTTATAGCAGCGGCAAGAATAACAATTCCTGTAGCTGTTGTAATGGCTTTACCGCTAAATTGGGCAGTACGCATAAATAGCGACACTTCCGTTAAAAGCACGCCGACGCCAATCAGACCTTTTGCAAGCTCATCCCAATCCAAAGCGGAAAGATCTTCGCAGGCAGAGGCCAATATCTTGATTGCTGCCGCAAATATAACCATCTGCGTAGCGCCTTTTACAATCGTGCCGCCTCCACTGCTCATTACCTTAGCAGCAGCAACCATCATAGCAGACAGGCCGGCTATGCCGATGAGACCGGTTGTAAGCTGTTTAGAGTCCAAATCGCCGATCTTTTTTAAAGCTCCAGCGAGAATAAGCACCGCAGTGGCAATGCCCAGCATCGCGGTTACGCTTTTGACAACGCCGGTTACTTCTCCGCTTATCTTATTGAATATCGCCATTGAAGCCATCAAATCGGCAAAGAGCACTGTAATAGCGCCAAGAGAAGCATTTAGCTTTTTACTGTCGATAAGGCTAATAGCAACAATGGACGCCGTAAGGATTGCAATAGCAGATGCAATCTTGAGAAGCGTCCCAGCCTGTAGCTGTTTCTGATAAGCTTCGAAGCATCCCCTGACGCTGTCGAGAATGCCAATAAACGATTCTTTGATACTGCCAATATCGTCAATAGCGCTTTTAAACGCACCGACAAATTTAGTAATTCCAAGCGCAATAGCGCCAAAAGAAATACCATTGAGTAAATCAATAATCCCGCTGAAATTAGCTTCGCCGAGATTAGACGCCAGGGAACTTCCGAGTTCGCCCAAAATATTGACAATGCCGCTTCCGATCGTTTTTACCGCATTCCATACAGCACTGAGCAATTGTACAAATTGGCAATTAGCCAAAGTCTCGCCCATTACCTCGAAAGCCGCAACCACAGAAGATTTCATTTCTCCGGTAGCCTCGCCTACCTGAGACATTCTTTCCTGAATGCGCTCAAGCAGAGAATGAAATATTTCAAAGCCGGGAAGCTTAAAGTTTTCAGCTATCGTCGTAATAAATGTTTTAATGGCGCTTGTTATAGTTCGGATAAAGGAGGCGATTCCACCGAGAACTTTATTAAAGATATCTGTTCGTTCAATTACTTCGTTAAGTTTAACGAGCCATTCTCCAAAAGAACCAGTAATACCAAGAAGACCGCTTCCAAGTTCTCCGACCCCTCCAAGAAGCGAACCAACAGCTCTGACCACTGCCATAAAGGCACTGCCAATGATGTCTACAACAGCAAACAATCCCTTAAAAGTGTTTTTAAGATTATTAGATGCGGTTTCGCTTAATACAAACCGTTCTGTCAGCTTTCTTAAATTTTCTGTAATGTTATAAAGCTGATCGGCTGTCATTGGAGGAAAGATATCTCTAAACGCCTCTTTTATCGGGGACAATACGCTCATTAACCCCTTAGCAGCATTCCACAAGGCTTGAATGAGGTTTTCTCTTCCGGACGGACGAAGTATTTTTTCTGTAAATTCATCCATGGAAACGGAACCATCTTTAAGGCCGGACGCCAGCGCTTCGATTTGAGAAACCATTTCAGAAGTATAACCAGCAGCTTTTCTTTCTTCCTCCGACATGCCAGACATTTTTCCTTGCAGATGAAACACTGCTTCCGAAAGTGTCTCAGAAGAAATAACGCCTTCCTGCAATCCTTTTTTTAAAGCATCGCTAAAGCTGTCAGAATCCGCAACCATTTTATCGAAAGCGTCGCCATGTACTCGGGCCACCTCTTGAATAGAATCAATATAACCGGCTTCATCAGCGATGCCAGCATCAAGCAATTGTTTCCAGCCCGAACTCAATCCACCGCTTAACAGCTCATTTCTAGCTTCTGCTGATTTAGAAATGACATCACCGACAATATTGGAAACTTCTGTCAATAATTCTTTTGCTTCATCAAAGTCGCCGATCAAAATTTCCCATGTTTGAGTCCATCCAGATTGTGCGCTTTCCTTTAAGGTGTCGAACAATTGCGTAAAAGTCTTTACTTTCGTGGCTGCATCTTCAGCCGTTTTGGCCATATCCATAATGGAACGGGCTTGTTCTGCTGTAAAACCTTGCTGAATCAAATCCGCTTCGGTATAAGCGCCGGCAAATTGCTTTAGGGTTTCGGTAAGAACTTCTGTGGTCAGCCACTCGCCTTTGGTAAGAGATTCTCTGAACGAACCATACATATCGATGGCGTTTTTCGCCCCGGTTCCAAGCAATTCAGAGGTTCGTACCAAAGCGTCTTGAAATACTTTGCCACCCATACCGGCATTGACTACCGAGTTCCAGTCCATAAGAGAAACTTTACCGGCAGCCAATGCTTGAGAAAGCTGATACATTGCCGTGGAAGCCTGCTGAGAAGTTGATCCCGATACAGCGGCAAGATTGGCTATACCCTTAATAGAATCTACAGAGGTTTGCAGATCGACGCCAGCAGCAGTAAATGTACCTATGTTTTTGGTCATTTCAGTAAAGTTATATATTGTCTTATCCGCATAGGTATTTAACTCATCTAATGCTCGATTAACCTGCTGCAAATTCGTGCCTTGATGCGAAGTATTTGCCAATATTGTCTGAACAGCGCCTATCTGCGTTTCATATTCTGCAAATCCCGTTTTAATAGGATCGATTGTAAAAGCAGATAAAATCTGTTTTCCGGCATTGAGCGCGGAATTTGTGATATTGGAAAGTGCGGTTACAGCCATGACCTCCAATGCGGAGAATTTCAAACGTACAGATTCTACCGCATTTCCAAGACCGCTCAGATTAATCTTTTTAGCCGCATTATCGACCTGCTCAAATCCTTTAGCAGCGCCGTTCATATCCAAACTTTTCTTTAATTTTTCAATAGAAGATAAGCTTGTCTGAACTCCGGATTCAAACTGTTTATTGTCAAATCGCATTTCTACGACTCTTTCGTCGATAGTCTTGCTCATAGCTTTGTAACCTCCTTCCATGCATCATTTGCAATTCGGTCAAAAATAGGCTGGATAGCAGGATTGATATAATCTCGACCCTGTACCCAGCCTCCATTGCGAGTTCCATGACCGTATTGCAGGATAATTGCTATCGGAACTCCATTTTGAATATTGGAATTGTAAAAGGTGATCTGTGCCGTTCCGTTTCGGTTTACAATTTCATAGTACCAGGAACTTGCAGTAAGACCGGAATCGACAGGTGTTGCAGACGCAAGGGCAGCGACCCCTTCTCGGCCATACTTATCTAAATCTCCGAGTCGAACCACCTCTTTAGCCCTCTCTAAAAATCGTGTGACCTTTGAGAAGTCTCCCTTGTGACTGAACCGAATCATTCACGGACCTCCCTTACTTCATAAGTTGATTCACCTTATTCTGAACAGCAGTAGGATCATAGCCAGCCGCTTTCAGCCGGTTTACTCGATCCTGACCGTTGCCCCATAAACCACGAATTACCTCTTGAGCAAGTTCATCTACGGTTTTCTCGCTCTTTGTAGTTATGTAAGTATCAAATCCAGCAGCTTTCAATTTTGCAGCCATTGCGTCAGCATTAGCTTTTTTGCTGTATGCTCCAACCTGAATCTTGTAAAGGTTGTTCACCTTTACCATATAGGTATCAAAGCCAGCAGCCTGGACTTTCTTCAGCATAGCGTCGGCATAAGCCTTATTGCTGAACGCGCCGGTTTGAACTCTGTATAATACAGAGGTATCGGAAACATTTTCGGATGGAACTGTAGTTCCCCCAAGCTTAGCTGTAACCTTGGAAGCTAAATCACCCATGCGGGCATACATCCAATCACCAGGACAGCTTTTATTTGCAAACCATCGATGAACAGTCAGAACCATTTCATCGGAGGCTGGCTCATAATTGAGAGTCTTTGTTTTATCCTCAAGCCAAAGAAGCTTCTTTTTCCCATTGCGTTTACAAATATCCACACATAGCTCAACGAGCTTGTTATAGACCACATCCTTAAATGCATACGGTTCCTGCGTGTCGCTTGCACACTCAATGGTTACGGCTCTTTGATCGTTGGCATTGCTGGAAGAACACCAAGAACGGTTTTTCTCTTCAACGTACATTCCAACTCTGCCATCTACCCCGATACCATACTGACAAGAAGCCTGACGTGATGTTGGAGCGAATATATTTCCAAGAGTCTCAACGGAGCATTGACCAACTACGCAGTGAGGAGTAATGCGGTCAATGGCGTGTGTTCTCTGGCCTGAATGATTTGGACTAAGCTTTGTATATGACACAAGCGGACTATTACTCATTGTCTGTATCCTCCTTTGCTTCCTGGATTTGCTTTAGCATCTGAATAACCTTGTCATATCCGACAGTGGATATCAAAAAGCCAAGATACATCAGCACAACAATTTCAACGCCGATTTTCAGCGTAAAGGCTGTGTCATTCATGATAAGGTAAATGACGCAGACGGCGCCGGCAATAATAACCGAAATAACCGCCGCTAAGACATTGGAGGAATATTTAATAGAAGTTTCATTTAACAGCTTTTTAATACCCTCCACTGTCAAGTTTGTAATCACAGCTACGATCATTAGCGCTGTAGTTAAAAAACTAATAGGCATACTCAAATCTCCTCCTCATAATTTATTTCTTCCGTAGGCTCGCTTCTGTTTAACCGTTCCTCACGCTTTTCAAAGAATGTTTCGAAAAGAGCCTTAAGAAAATAGCCAAGCATTACGCCGACAACGGTTGAAGCAATTGTACTGGAGAGAGATTCTGCAATTTGTACTTCGCCCATAAATGCAAGAATGTAGGACAACTGCAAATCAATCAGCGAAACAGCCAGGATAACGGTTACTGCTTTCTTCGTATATGTTTTCAGCCAGTTATTATAAGACCGTTTCCTATGGCAAACTTTCCTAAGCATACATTTTCTGCATCGTCTGCTCATATCCATCACCCCTTTGAACCAAGACGGCTTCTGCGTGCAGCATTCAACGCCGCGTTCCGTCTCATCAATTCACGCTTGCTTCTTTTCTTTGGAGGAGAATTCTTAATATTGCACACCCGAATCAAAGTTAAAAGACGGTTTAGATGCCACTTTTGAAACTCGACGGGAATGTTATAAGAAATCATCCAATAATAGATAAGCTCCGATGTAACAACTTCCCGATTTCCTTTGGCTTGTTTATCCTCGGAAAAATAGGTAGCAGTCATCGGAGCCTCTATATATGCGTTAATTTCGAGGTAATTGGCAGCAGACAACCGAGTATATACCTCTGGGTCAACGTTTTGGGTTAAAGTCATACAACGGACATAATCAAGAATTTCTTCATCCGTTTTTTCTTGTTTACCAAGAAAGGCTTTATTCCATTTGCTTTCCCATTTTGAAAGAGAGACCAAAGAATGCTCCAACTGCAAGGTCTGCTCCTTCTTATAGATGAATTCTTCATGAATCTCATCCCAAAACTCGGCAGCCGGAACAGTAATTCTAAGCATTCTTTAGCCCTCCAAGTTTTCTTAATTTGTTGCGACCGGCGCAACCGACGGTTTATTTCCGTCAACACGCATAACCCTGTTCACAAACTCGGATGCGGCGTTTGCATCTGTTACAAGCTTTTCAAACAGAACTTCATAAGCCGGAGTTTCCATAAAGGAACGGGAAATTTCTTCAGATTTCTTGAAACGTCTGCCATCATCGGTCTTCTCGCCATAAGCAGTCTTGATAAAATTCTCGAAGAACTCCATAATCAGCGCGCCATTCGGGCTTGCGGCAATGCTCTTGAGCTGAACATCATAGCCGCCCTTAGCACTTGCCTGCATCTTTACAATTTCAGGCTTGGACAAATCGAAATAAAAGTCTTCAGTTCTCTGAACACCATTCAGATCGGTGTAGGTAATAACTTCCTTATGCATTAAAATTTTCTCCTTTCAAGATAAAAAAATAGGAGCCGCCAGCTTACCTGAATACGGCTCCACAACTATTTTTCAATTAACCTTCTGCATCAAGAGACGCATCGAACAATTCAATGATTTCATCCGGAAGAGGAAGACGAGGATCAACCCCATCATTACCATCTTCAGTAGTCGGATCTTTACCATAAAGGATTTCCTCAAGCTGTGCCATAAACTCCGGACTGAATTTTGTAGAATCAAAAGTCAGAGTAGCAGTATTCTTAAGCTTCTTGCCGTTGACAAGCTTATTGATGGCGACAGGAGTGGTACTGATCTCCCAAGACAGCGTAGCAGCTTCAGGAGAATCGTTAATAGTAGCATAACCTTTCTCTGAAGGAGCTGCCAGACAGCCATACACCAGATGCAGCTTATAGCCATACTCATTCAACTCGGTGTCATTACCGAGAATCGTTCTGTAGGCAAGGCCAAAGGTTTTACGAGACTGCTGTCCCGCAAACATACCCGGCATAATCTCCACAGAACCGTCACATTCAGCAAACTCATCCGGATACATATATGCCTCAATGGTAGCCCCAAACTCCTCATTAGAAACCAGATTCACATACTTGATGTTATCGGCATAAAGAGGAGAAGCTTCGGCTCCGGAAGGGCTTTCAGTTACAGCGGTAAGACCATTCCACGCAACGCCTTTGGTATAAACGCCGCCGGTCTGGATAGGGTAGAGAACGCCGTGGTCACAGCCAGTTTCGTACAAACGTTCGCCAGTTTTATCCCAAACAATTTTGGACATGTTTATTCCTCCTTAGAAATAGAGTGTGAAAACCCAATGGTTTAGGTTTTCGCTTGTATAGTATCGATTGAAACGACAGGTAGGCAGCGACACTACCTTGTCGATAAGCAAACTATCCGGATCTTTATCTATGACCGTAATCGAGTATTTTTTAAAAGACGAATAAACCCCGTTATCAGCATGTGCGTTCTCGATGTCTTCAAGCGCATATACGATAGCGGGGTAATTCATCTTTACCGATTCGGGAGGTTGGAAATACACATTTCTGCTCTCAAGGAGTTCTTCCAGTAAGAGTTGCAGATCAGGTCTGCTCGCCATTGTATACACCTCCCACACTCAGTATAAGTCTTGGGTACTGAACTTCTACATTTGTTATCTTCCATTTAGCACCCATAAACTCGACATATCTCATCGAATGAAAATTCTCATTGGCAAAAGGATCGGCCACGATACTAATCTCATTCGCAATGTTGATATTGTCATTGAGCCGTTCCGTAGACTGAAGCCGGCGGGTATTGCGGGAAAGATCACCATAATACATTCGCTCTGTAATCTTTTCCTCCCATACGCCAGGCTTTGTCTCTTCGGTTACAGCATAGCCGATCGCTCCATAAAATTTAGCCATTTTGAATTTTCATCCTTTCCGGAATTAAGCGGTGATGTCTTCCTCCAACGCGATAGCGGAAAGAACACGAGTATTGGCGCCAGAGCAGCGGGTCTCAAGCAGGCTCTTCTCCTGGTTGAAATCGATATCGAAATCAGTGAAATGCGTAATTTCTCCGCCCTTAGTAGCGCCCAGAGAGTAATCAGCCAGATTGACCATAAGGCCCAGAAGCTTCTTGGTCTTGCTGTCTGTAGTGGTACGAGTCTTACCCTCAAACTGCTCGGCGGTGATAATCTTGCCAACATTGAGAGCCGCAGCCAGATCGCTGACCTTGTCGTAAATGCGGCGGCCGTTCAGATCACGGGCAAGCAGCATTACGTTGACAAGATGCGGAGTGCAGTAGAAGTCAGGGGTGCCAGAGCCCTTATACTTCTCACGAGCATACAGAAGAGACTGGATAACGGCCTCAGCGTAAATATAGTTCTCTCCAAAGTTGGCAGAAGTATTGGTGCCCTGAAGCGTAGCCTTCATACCAGCAATGTCCACATCGGCGTGGATGGTATAAAGCTCATCATCCAGCCAAATCGGACGAATCTTATCAGGAGCGATTTTGCCGTCAGCACCGACGTCGCGACCATCACCGATCATGATAGCGGTTGCCAGCTCCTCATTCAGATTCATACGGTCAATGGCATACAGGTACTGCACAACATCGAAATCGATGATATCAATAATATCGTCGCGGTCGATTTTGCTCTTCACGTACACAGTCTGAGGATCGGTAGTTCTGTGAAGCAGATCGAAGTTGCCAATGTACGCTTTCTCAGCGCCCTTCTTATAACCTCTTGCACGAAGATTCTCAATGTTGCGAATATCGGCCTGGCGGGTACGGATACGGGAAATAGGGCTCTTGTGAACCTTCTTCAGAACCTCGTTGACCCACCCCTGGTCGGTAGTGAGCAGTTCTGGAGCGCCAGGACGCACATCCTGGTACTCAGGGAACAGCGTTTCAATATTGTTGATGCCGTGAGCCAGAGCGCTGTCAGGATTCTGCTCAGCGAAAATGTTCATAGCGGTCTGAAGGCTGCCTACGCTGTTGGTCTTAGCCATACTAATAATGCTGGCCTGATCCGCATGAGACAGAACATTCCTCTGGTTCTGCTGGTCGTTGTCAAAGACATTATGTTTCATAGTAGTTTTCTCCTCCTTGTTGGATTCAGATTCGTTTTCAGTGTCGTCCTCAGATTCCTCGTCAGATTCGCCCTCGAGAGCTTTTGTCACCATATAGTACATAGCGTTTTGCTGCTTCTCAGACATGGTAGCGATAACATCGGCAATGGTCTCCTCATTATCGTCTTTCTTTTCATCAGACTTATCCTCTTTCTTCTCATCTTCCGGTGTATCTTCAGCAGAATGAGAAAGGTATAGAGGCATACCGGTGTAAATGATGGCTTCATCGTCAGACATTTCGCCATGTTTCAGCATGGAATCGATAAATGCTCCCGGATTTGCACCTTTATGTACAAGGCTTACCTCGCAGATGCAACCGTGAATTACATCAGAACCAGCTTGCTGAAGCTGATTTGCATAGATGGACAGAGCGCAAATATCACCATGCTTAATCAACACCTTTGCAATTTCTCCATCGGCAGTATTGTTGAAAAAGCCATAGGTATATACACCCTCTTCACGATTTTCAAGCCATGCATGGCCAAGAACATCTCGAGGGCTGTTGTGCTGATGATTCCATACCAGCGGAACTTTAATACCGTCATTATTCTTAAAAGCATCTCGACGAATTACTCTTCCGTCTGAACACTTAAGGTCATTTCGGGTTGCCCAGCCGCTGAAATCACAAGCTTCAACCGAGAAAGGTTTACTCATTTTGAATTTCCTCCTTACTTCTTCGATTTTGCTTAGAGATTTTGCCGTCCAAATCACTTGCCTCCTCATTTTCGTCGTTTAACTGAACCTCGCTATTCGGTACTTTGTCCTCGGACGGAGCACTGAGATTCTTGTTTCTAAGCTCGTCAGCTCTCGGGTCGTCGGAAGGCTTCATACCAATAACCTGACGGATTTCATTCGAGGTCATAATTTCGTTTCGAGTAAACTTATCAGCAATTTCAGCAATTTCGTTTACCGGCACTAACTTGAACGGATCTCTAAAGAATGAAATCGACTGGAGTTGTGATCGGGCAGTTTTTGTCAGAAACTTTCGTTTCATCTCGCCAACAATCGCCGAAGCTATAGGTTCAATCGTTCGGTTGTTGTAATTCAGCATGGTTTTTTCGTCCGCTGTTCCATCCAATATGCTCTGAGTGATACCTAACTGGCTGTATAGCATACTCGTCAAATACTCAATCTGAGACATAAGGTTGTTATTTACGGAACGATTCAACTGCGTGATACGCTCGGTACCATCTGTATAAGCGATGCCATATTTCGTACCGGACAATTGATTTTCTATATCTTTACGCCTATTTTCGGCTTGTTGGCGCCTTGCTTCCGTCTTGATGACATAGGGAAGCTGAATAATCAAATCGAGTTTTCCAGAACCGCTTTGTTCATCAATAACATCAAGTAAGTTAAGTTTGCGAATGAGCCTCTGCATTGTAGAGTTCGGCTCATTGATGACGGCGTACAACGGATTTTCGATAATAGCCGTTGCGCTTTTCGGCACCACAATATCTTCTTTTTTTCCCGTCTGTTCATTATACAGACGGACTCTTATATACTGCGGATACCAATCTAAAATTTGACCGACACGCATGGTTTGAATGTCATACGAGCCGGAGACGTTGGGGTCTGTAGTTGTATCGACTGGAACGATTGCCACACTTCCTTCATCAAACATGGAAATTACAACATCCTGAATAAAAGAACGGGCTGTCTGGTCGATATTGGCTTCCAAAGTGAGGCAATTATTCAATCCGTCTTCGATGACTGATAGAAAACGCCCATTTTCGTCCAGTCTAATATGCTGGAAATTAAGAGCCGCCACATCAAGAGCGATCCGGTTATATACCGACGTGACAATAGAACGCTCATTACCTCTGGTAAGCCTCGGCCTGTCAGCTCTGTAAGAGTAGCTCATTCCCAAATCCCGGTAGTTCATCTGAACATTTCCGGTAAAGGCATTCCAA